TTTTTTTTTTTTTTGAAAAATTTTAATTTATTAAAAATAATTAGTAAGTTACCTAAAGACTGATTAAGGGCATGTCATACAATAGAAGATAGGGTATCCGAGATAAAATCACCTGCCTAAAACGGTCAATATCCATGCCAGAGAAAAAGGACAAATCCATAGTATGTATAGTTCTGAACATTTTCATAGAACCAGTGAGGAACGCTTTGTCATCAACAAGACCAGTTCCTTGTTGCTTCAAAAATTCATAGTAACCACCAATGTAGAGAGAAAAGAAATTAGAAAACTCAACACAACTGCAACCACCAACCAAATAAGCAGCTAACATCCTTGAAAATGAAGTACTAATGTCTAGTACCACATGTTCGGAATAAAGAACCATTTTGAACCAATCGTCGGCTTCTCGATAAAGGCGCCCCTCACGGATGGAGTACCCAATGAATTTTCTATCTTCCTTTCTATCAGAAACACGAGTTTTCTGAACATTAATAGAAAGTGCAAATAACTCATCACAAATTTCTGAGTAATCTGCTAGAAGATCATCTTGTTCAAAATTCTTCTCAGTTGAGAAAAATTTGACAGAAAAATCATCACCAAGTGTTCTTGTCGCAACGACATTGATTGGGAGTAGTTTCAAAACGGTATGCTGCATGACATAATTAGCAAGAGAATTCACAAGTAAGGTAAGAAAACTACCAGAAGGAACACCAGAATGTTTCTTAAGTATCACGCCATTTGGTAGACAAATGTGTGAATAAATAAAATCTTCCCTTAAGAATTCGAAAACATTTTCTTCACCAGGTTTGAATTTAATCAAACTCTTCAAAATAGAGAACACATCATTTAGAACAAACCTTGCTCTAAAACTATCATAACCAGAAGCGTCAGTATGCATAAAAAGATTCTCATCTGAAACATCATTCATATACTCAAAGAGCCTTCCCATCGCTCCTTTCCCTGTAATGAATTTTTGCTTCAAATCTTCACGTTTAAATAATTGAACGTATAATTCTTTAAATAACATATTTTCTAATATATTGGTTTCAATAGCGCCTACCCAAATAGGTCTTGTTTTGTTCTCTTCAATAGGAGAAACATGTCCACGCATTCCAAGTTTATATGGGATATGTTGAACTTTTGAGCCTTTACAAAGTCTCACATACATATCCAAAGCCTTCTTTCTTGCGTCAGGTAATGCTTGTAATTTTGTCATTCCAGGGTAGTTGTACCCTGCCGATGATGTCATGTTAAGTTTTTCAGCCGCCTGAAAAACATTTTGAGTTTCAACCTTCGAAAAGCAGTGTCTAATCTTGTTTAAATTGTCTACATACAAATCCTTCTCGACTGGATCTATCCATGCCTGATACTTAACTGGGGCACAGTACTTGAGAAGGGAAACATATGCGCGGGAAGGTCTAGCTAATTTAGTGTACCCTCTAACTGATTCATACACTGCAGGGGAAAAGGCCCAAAGTGCCTCTTTCACGTATTCATCACAGTTTCGAGTATTTATTCCAATGTTGTAAGATCTACCCTTACCAACGTAGGACCACTGTTTAGAAGCCAGAGCAATCTGACAAAATTGATCTGCGTTTATATCGAATTCTTTACGTTTAGTAAGAATCCAGTGCCAGGTTGATTTATTAATTCTTTTCACGTCTAAATTTTTAATAAAAAGTTGCG